GGATAGTATCTGCTATAACTGCTACTCCATTTGCTACATTTGAAATCAATAGAAATACAGGTAACTATACAGAAGAGACTGCAGTAGATCTAATCAATGGCTCTACATTTGTAACTCAGACTATTACATTAATGTTCAATAGAAGAGACAAAGAGAAATCAGAAGCTATCCATGTACTAGGATCAGGTCAGCAATATTTAGCTGCTGTTGTTAAAGATGCAAATGGTAAGTATTGGTACTTTGAAAACCTACAATTAACTGCAACAGGTGAGGGATCAGGTACAGCGAGAGCTGATGGCAGTAAATATTCCGTTACACTTTTAGCGGAGTCAGACCACCTGTGTTATGAAATAGAGGCTGCTGATGTAGTATCACCTACATTCCCACCTTATCCGGTATAGTCTTAACACACTAATAATTAAAGCTCTGCATATTGTAGAGCTTTTTTTTTAAACATTTTTTGACCTTAGTATAATATAGTTATATGATATACATTAAAAAAGATGAGGTCAATCAGATTATCCTTACACTCACTGAGGTAAGTACAATACCTAATCCTTATTATTTATTTGTTTTTCAGAATGAAATGGACAAGCTGTCTGCACCTATTACATTCTACACTGCTGATAGCTCAGCTTATCCTGAAAGATTCAATCAGTTTCTATTGGATGAGCCTGTAGATTTGGAACTAGTTAAAGGACAGTATACATATAGTATCTATGAGTCATATACCACACCTCCAACTATTGCTAACTCTACAGGAGTAGTGATTGAAGAGGGCAGGATGGTAGTATCAGGACCAATAGTATCATCAATTTATGAGTAATTATGGCATTAAAAGACTTTTTTAAAACAGTAAAGCATGAAATAGTAGAGGGATATCAATCATTCTCTACTCCATTCCTTAAAGTAGGAGGTGCTAACTTAACTCTCCCCTATGTAAATGGTAGGAATCAGACTAATGGTTACATTCCATTTGGGCAGGATAACCTATTCCCTGAGCTACTCAATCAGATATTCTATTCTAGTCCATTACATGGGTCTATTGTAGGGTATAAAGTGAATGCAGCTGTAGGTGGTGGATTTAATATTGTGGCAGATAGACTTACTCCTCAGGATAAGCTAGAGCTATATACACTAGAAAGAAAATTAAACATTAAAAAAGTAGTTCCTGCTGTAACTCAGCAACTGATACTGCACAATAGAGTTTATTTCAAGCTATGTTTTGATGACAAAATGAAGCTAACTAAGATAGTCAATCTATCACCTGAGAAACTTAGAGTAAACTTAGATAGAAAGAGATATTACATCTGTGATGATTGGTCATCTAGGATTGGAGTACAGGAGATTAAAAGATATACTCCTACCTGTAGAGATTATGAGCAACTATTTGTATATGAGGTAGAATGTATTGGGCAGGATTTTTATCCATTACCTCAATACACCTCAGCTCTAAACTTTGCTTTCTTATCAGGTGAACTAAGCTACTTTGCTAAAAGTAACATCCAAAATTCAGTATTTCCTAGCTTTGCTATGATGTTTCCTAAGAGACCTCAATCTGAGGAGGAGAAAAACATGATAAGAAATACTATAGATAGATTGAAAGGTGCTGCTAATGCAGGTAAAGCTGTAGCATTCTTTGCTAATAGTCAAGACCAACTACCAAAGATTGAGTCACTACCTACTAATGGTAATGATAAACTATTCCAAGAGGCATCACAATTAAATACTGAGCAGATTTGTTTCTCTCATACCATTGATCCTATACTTATGGGTATTCGTACTACAGGCTCACTAGGAAATGGCTCAGATATTAAGCAGGCTTATGTTATATTTGAGAAAAATGTAGTAATGCCACTCAGAGACCAGGTAGCAGATATCTTTAATGAGCTGTTATTTATTGCTAAGATAGATGCAGATTTTACTATCAATAACTATCAGATAATTAACGAGGCAATAGTAGAGCTTGAGGGAGATCCATCTAAGACTAATGATGCACTAAACACATTGAATCCTGCAATCGCTGCTAAAGTACTTGAGAATATGTCTAAGAATGAAATTAGAGCCTTAGCATCTTTACCTCCTATAACTGATCCACAAACACCAACAATCTGATGCTTTACTTTATAACAGAAACTTACTTAAAGAATAACACGCCCATCACAGCTAATGTAGATGTAAACAATGTTACTCCTTACCTAGCTACTCAAGCTCAGCTAAGAATCATGCCTATCTTAGGCACTACATTCTATAATGACTTACTTACTAAGTACAATGCTCAGACATTAGATCCTGATGAAGAGACATTAGTCACATTCATACAGCCAATTATAGCATGGAGAGCTGCTGAAGATGCTGTCTTTGGTTTATCCCTACAGCTAAAGAATAAAGGATTGCAAACTCAGTTTGGAGATAACTCAGCATCTGTAGATAGAGGTACTATAGCATTCAGCATGGAACACTATGCACAAAAGGCTGCATTTTTTGAGCAGAGATTGATTAGATATCTACTTAAGAACAGAGCTTTGTATCCAATATTCACAGGTACTACTAACAGAGATACTGACCTTAGACCTATGATAGATGGCTGTGGATGTTACTCTAATGGCTTGCTAGAATGTACAGGCTTATGTGGAGGTGCAGGTAACAATGGTTATAATAATTCAATCTTAATACTATGAAGCACTCAGGAGTCTTATCTATAATAGTATTCAGCACAGGATACTTAACAGGCATAGCATTAGTATTTGAGCCTGCTCTATATCTTAAGTTAGCAGGAGCTAGTATAATAGGTTACCTTAGTTTTATTCTAGCATTACAAATGGAGGGAGAAGAATGAAAGCACAACTATCACTATTAATACTATCAATACAATCAGAACTTTTGACTCTTATATCTATTTGCTTTGCATTCTTTTTACCAATAAGTGGTATTCTGCTAATGATTGGAGTACTTATTGCTATTGATACTATCACAGGTATTTGGAAAGCTAAAAAGTTAGGGGATAAAATAACTAGCAGAAAGCTCTCATCTATAATCAGCAAGTTAGCACTCTATGAGGTTACTGTGATTATGTTCTTTTTAATAGACAAATTCATACTAAATGATATCATTCTTACTTTTTTTAGTGTACCATTTATGCTTACTAAAGTAGTTTCACTAGTGCTAGCTAGTATAGAGGTGATGTCAATTAATGAGAATTATAAAGTAGTCAAAGGGATAGATTTATGGCAATCAATGAAACTATTATTTGCTAGAGCTAAGGATATTAAGGAGGACCTAAACAAATTGAAATGACTAGATGGGAATTAACCTCTAAATATGGTACTGCTAATGTAACAGGTGCAGGATATTTAGTGAAGATTAAGCTACCTTATCCAATGCGTATTGCTTGGGACTTAGACAGCTCTGTCAATACTATGATGTGCCATAAGTTAGTAGCTGATAATTTTACAGCTGTATTCAATGAGTTACTAGCTACCTATGGCTATGATAAGATTAAAGAGTTAGGGATTGATTTATTCGGTGGATGCTTTAACTATAGAAAGATGAGGGGAGGCACAGCACTATCCATGCACTCATGGGGGATAGCAATAGACTTAGATCCTGCTAGAAATCTACTCAAAGAATCATCGAAAACTGCAAGATTTGCAAGACCTGATTATAAGCCAATGATAGATATTTTCTACAAGCATGGGTTTATATCTCTAGGCAGAGAAAAAAACTACGATTGGATGCACTTTGAAATAAAAGAATGATGAGATACTTAGCTATAATACTACTACTCAGCAGCTGCTCTGCACAATACCATTTGAACAAAGCAATTAAGAAAGGATATAAATGTGAAGAGACAGGAGATACTATCAGAATCACTACTTTAGATTCTATTCCTGTTATCATTCATGATAGCATAGTTTGGGAAAAATTCATCACTACTAAGGATACTATTATAAAGTATAATACAGTCTATGTACCTAAGACTAGACTAGAGAAAAAAATAGAATATAAACTTAAAGTAAAAACTATCTACAAAGATCGTATTGTAGAGAAAGCACAGGCTAAAGCCACAAGACCTAGAACTAG